GTTTGAGCATTCGCAAGGCGGAAGAACGACTCGCTGCGGTTGAAGCTGATATTGACCGTTATCGCAAACTGAAAATATCCGCATATGAGGATATGCGCGACGGTATTCTTTCCAAAGAGGATTACCTCGATATAAAAGCGCAGTATGAAATGCGTATTTCAGAGGCACAGCTCGCCGAAGAACAGATCCGCCATGAGATCGATTTATATATTGAAAATGGAAACGCACCTCAAAGGTGGCTGCAGGAGTTCCTTGATCACCGCAATATTCAAAGTTTAACACGCATCGTTGCGGTTGAATGCATCGACCACATTATGATTTATGAGGGCAAGCGAATTGAAGTGACATTTGCCCATATGCAGGATTATGAGGCTCTGGTATCCCGCGTGAAGGATTACTACATCAACCAAAGGGAGGTGGGATAAAATGGCACGGAAAAGCCGGAAAAGCACTGCCGCAGAGCCAATTCAGATGCCGGCGGCGGATAGAATATATAAGGCAGGATTATATGCACGCATCTCTGTAGAAACAGAAAGAAAACGCGAGGCTGA